GCACCTCGAGGTGGATGTCCCAGCTCTTGGCGATATCCTCGTTTACCGGTTCATTGAAGATGCGGCAGGCTTCGAGGTGCTCGGCTTTGGGTTTGTTTTTCCAGACGGAAAAAGCGCCGTCGCACAGATCTGAGATAGCGGAGCTGCCCTTGATATCGAATTTGCCGGGTGCCCTGCTCTCGTTCTCTTGCTTACGAGCGTGAGCAACAAGGAAGATCGTGACGTTGAACTTCAGCTTGAACTGAACCAGCGCCTCTACGAATTTTTGCTGACCCTCGTAATCGTCTTGGCGCACCATGTTGGTCAGGCTGTCGATCACAAAGACATTGATGCCATATCTTCTATAGCCGTACTCAAATGTGCGAAGCAGATCTGCTGGCTTGGGGGTTAAGTCATCAACAAACAGCCACAGGTTTGGCGCGAGCCAATCAAGCGCCTTCTTGCGCCAGTCCTTCTCCGGCTTTCTCACACCACAGGTCTGCATGAGCATTCGCCCAAGGGTGTATCGGGGAGTCATCTCCATCGACGCGATGAGGATCTTCCGATCTTGGGTAATCGCGTTGAGGCAGAGCTGATTAAGCATCATGGACTTGCCGCTACCTGAGAACCCCGCTACCAGCCACAGATCATGCTCGCGAAACCGGACATCGTTCTCATCGAACTTCTCGAATCCAGACCGGAACCCACCGCTATCGTTCTCCTTAGCGTCGAAGAAAGCGTCCAGCTCATCCTCAAACTCAACCACCGTCCTGAGCTGCTCCGGTGCCTGCCACTTCGCATCTTCATAGGATGATTTGAGGATCTTTCGGGCATCGTCGTAGCCGCGCTCTTGGATCAGCTCGTTGATGTCTTTGGCAGGGAACCGAACACGAAACGCTCGATCACCGAGTCGCTGTTTGAGTTTCTCGGCGCACTTCTCACCCGCCTCATCGTGATCGGTGGCGAGGACGATCTCCTCGAACCGAGCGAGGTTATCGAACTCAGCTTCAAGCCACGTCAGGTTGCTTGCACCGCTCGGGAGTGACAGTGCAGGGAAGCCAAGCTCGCGAGCAGCGATGGCATCCAGCTCGCCCTCTGTCAGCCAGACAGTTCTCGAGGTGTCAGGGATGGTGTGCCAGCCGTAGAGGATCTGCTGCATACCCGACTGGTTGCACATCCCAGGGTTGCCGTCGTAGTCGAGAGGCTTGTTCTTGAGGAAGACCAGTTTCCCAGCAGGATCGAAGAACTGAAACACCAGATCGGAGCCTTGGGTCTTAAGATCTGCGGTCTCGTAAATCTTATGCCGGTACACCAGCTCACCGACATCACGGAACCCTCGACCCTCAAGGAATGTGTGCAGGGAATCGGTGTTGGTTTGCTCGGGAGCCACCGGCTTGGAGTACCGCTTTATCTGAGCAGACCTGACCTTCATCGACGGCTTGATGTCGCGGATGTTGAATCGCTTCTTAGCCCAGTCCATCGCGGCAGGAATGCCGACGCCCTTCGAGTGGCAAATGAGATCGATCAGATCACCATGATCTCCCGCCTCGAAGTCAGTCCACTGCCCCGCTCTATCGCCGTGCAGGAATACGCTGAGGCTTCTCCCCTTCTCGCCATGTAGGTTGCCGATTTTGAAACAGCCGTGCTCGATAACGCCGTCAGAGAACAGCTCGGGGCACAGCACAGGGGCATGCTTGGCAAGCTCAACCTTGAGTGTTGCGATTTCCATCACTTCACTCCCGTCAGCATTTTGATGTCGCGGTCGGTACGGAAGTAATTCTTGATGAGCGCGTACTGTGGGTCGATGGATCGCCAGCCCTTTCCAACGGCGACATGCACCACCATCCCGTAGTCGGTGCAGTGAGCCTTCCTCAGAAGCTCAAACGTGCGTATCGCATTGTTGAGAAGCTTTGCGCCTAAGAACCCATCGCTGTCTGCCTTGTACCTCAACCAATAGTCGAATGCCTCAACAGGGATTCCTTTGGGGCATTGCTTGATCGCGTCAGCGAGTGCGGTCTTCTTCTTTGTATTCTTATTATTACTTTGTAAGAGATATTCTTTTCTTTGTGTCTCGATATCCAGATCTGGGTTTTGCCACATCTGGGTTTGGTTGCATGTGGTGAAATGACCCGCTGTATCGGTGACATCGTAGTCCCACTGCTTGACCTTGCCGTCTTCGGACCGCTTGATGTTGCGCTTGATGTAGCCAGCCGCTTCCAGTGTTTTGGTGATCCGGCTCACACGCTCACGGCTGATCCCCCAGTACTGGGCGATGGATGCGTTGGTGACTTGCCAGTCAGTGGGATGCGATAAGAGGTGGACGAGAACGGCAACGCTCTCGAGGTTCAGACCGTCTTCTCTCTTTGCTGCGTTCGTGCCGCCTTGAAGCAGAGAATTTGACAGAACTGTGTAGTTTCTTTGGTGGTTGTTTCGGTAGATCATAAACCCTCCTTGGAAAGGAAAGCATTACTACTAATTGATGATTTTTCAACCTTTTGGTTACTTTTAGTATTTATTGATAATTATCAATAACTTATAAGAGAAGAACACTACCTATACTGTATGCATTGCCAGTTTTACGAGAGCCAAATCTGTGTTAATTTGATCCGGCTCGGCGGTTTCGTAGTTTGAAAGAGCGTAAAACTAAGGAGTTTAACAACAAATATCGACACGGACGTTTGCTATGAATAAAACAGATAGAGCCGAATGGCTGAAAGAAACTCTGACCAACAAGAACGTACCCCTCTATGGGCGAGCGTCAACAATTTCACGCGAACTTCAATGTGCCAAAGCAGCCGCTACCGGTTGGCTGTTAGGAACCTTGCCAAGAGACATGGAGCTGGGGTTCAAGTTCGCAGATCTCTACAATTTCGATGTGCGCGAGTGGGTGTTGGGGACAACTCAAGACCCGCAAACCGCGCAGTGGCAAAAGGCGATCCATACCGCTAGAGCCTTCGAAAAGACGGTTGCAGAAATGAGCGATGAACAGTTTATGATGATCGTCAAGCTTGCGATGACTAAGGAAGACGATGAACTCGCAGCGTTAATCTCACAGCTCGGAACAATACTAAAAGCAACATAAGGAAGGGGGCGGAGGCATGCGGGCAGCAAGGGCTGTAGAAAGACGAGAGGTCATGCAAAAGGACGCAAGACTCGTAGGTCTTTTCCTTGATTTCTTGTGCGAGAAGGGAAGCGTCACGGCAAACGAGGACAAGGAATTCAAGCGTTATTCCGACATCGTTCACGACATGATGGTCTCGGCTGTCGCATGGGATGACGAAGCGGATGACGCCATCCCGTCGAACAAGTTTATTTTCCCTGATGATCATGGAAACCACATAGACACTCCCCACTGCCCCGGAGCCTGCTGTTGCTCGACGGGTTTACGCTCGTGCGGATCGTGGTATCCCATCGTTGCTTTCATTTAGACAAAACTTTTTGCATCTATTGGTTGCAAAAACCACTTAACTAATCCATTCTGAGACCTTCTGGACAAGGAGGTTTCAGACATGGAACAAGTTACCCCCGCCCACATCTGGGCAACGCTATCGACAATATCCAGCGATTCAGTGAGCACTGAGAAATTCGGTGGGATCACCTACGTCAAGTGGATGGCGGCTCACGCGATCATGATGAAGCACTTCCCGCAGTACACTTGGGAGTTTCTTCAAGACGAGCACGGCAAACACACCCACTTCTTTCCAGACAAGACCTGTGAGGTCCGATGCCGTGTTGCTGTCGGCGACATTAGTCATACCACCACCCTGCCGGTATACGGCAAGAGCAACACCGCGCAGCCCAATCCAAACGCGCATCAGGTCAATACCGCCAAGCAGCGGTGCCGTGTAAAGGCGCTTGCCGAGTTTGGCTTGTTCCATCACATGTGGTCTGACCTTCCCTTGGAGGAGCCTGACGCCCCTCCAGCGGCAGATCCGCAGCCCGAAGCCGTCAAGCAAACCCCAGAGGAACGGCTTGCTGGTTACTACGAGTACCACAGGGAAGAACTTTTCTCTGCCACCAGCATGAGTGACGCGCAGGTCAAGTGGGGCAAATTCGAGAACTATGTTCGCAACTTAAAAGTTGATATCTCGGAGGATCAGCTTGCTGAGTTGGCGAAGGAATACTCTAACGAACTGATAGCAACCAAGAAGGCAAAGAAATGAGTGTCCTGATTCAAGGGTCACCTGAATGGCATGCCGAAAGAGCGGGAAAGATCCTTGCGAGCAACTGCGCTGCTTGGGAGGGCTTACACCCGTACACCAACGCCAAGAAGCTTGTGCGCGAAGGAGTGCGGCAACTTGCTGGCGAGCCATCTGAGATCAAGCTGAACGCGGCAATGAAGCACGGTCAAGAAACCGAACCTAAAGCGGTCGGGTTCTACCAGCGCACGGAAAACAAGCAGGTGATGGAAACGGGCAGTGTGGCTCACTCAAAGTATGCGTTCCTGAGAGCATCGCCTGACGGTCTGGTGGGTCTTGATGGAGGACTGGAAATTAAGTCTCCGTTCTACGTTAAAGAGCCGTACAGCGTTTTTGCCCCAGACAAAGTGATGTACCTGTGGCAGTGCTATGTGGTCATGGAGGTGTGCGATCTCGAGTGGATCGACTTCCTGTGCTACATCAACGATGACGTGTTCGGCATTGAGCGCGTAGCGCGGAAGCACGGGTTCCTCGATGAGGAGGTCAGCGGTAAATGGTTGCCTGTACCCAGTGCAAAACCGGTCACCCGGATATCGCTGTGGCATGCGTGGTTCAACCAAATTCAAGACGAATACCAAGATCCAGAGAAGCGCAAGGCGCACATCGATCCGATCAATGCGGACGCTGTTGAGGTGAGTGATCCGGCACTGGATCAGATCGACACCAACGTGCGCCGGATCAAGTTCATTGAATCGAAGATCGGGGGTGAGCTGTCCGAGATCGATCAGCTCAAAAAGGACAACGACGGAATCAAGACGGCGCTTGCTGATATGTACGGGCAAAGCATCACCAACAAGTTCGTCACGATCAGCGTGATCAAGAAGACACCACCGCTCGATTACAGGGCAGCCTTTGAGTTTCTGGGTGGTGATGAAGCAGTTCTGAAAAAGGGTTCCAGCATGGAGTCTTTCAGGAAAACCACGAACACCAGACAGGTGTCAATAAAGCAATGCAAGGAACAGGGATGAGCGATTACGAACAAAAGCCCGATACGGGTGCCGCGTGGCAGCAAAGCAAAGAGCAAAAGCTGCAACAGCACGAGAACCTCAGCAAGTACGACTGGTACAAGGGGCTATCGAAGGAAGAAAAGGGCGAGAAGCTCGACAAGTGGGGCGGGAACATTCTTCTCAACACACCAGCCGGTGAGGTCAGAGCCAAACTGGGTATTCGTGAGGGCACAAACCGCAAAGGCGAAACCCAGCTCTACATTCGCGCATGGGGCGTGGAGATGGCTGAAGCGGCTCCTCAGACCGCAGCAGACCCTGAAACGCAACTGGACGACTTTGACGACGACATCCCATTTTAAGGAGTGACTATTGGGTTTACGAATCACGAGAGCAGCCGACTCGCTGCTTTACGGGGGATTCGAGTTGGACGGCGACGATCTGGAGGGATCGTTTGACCACAGGATTTGGTTTCGGCGTTTCACCAGTACGGAGAAGAAAAAATCCGCGCTGATCAACGTCGAGACCAAGGACGGGATCACGGAGTCAGTGATGTTGACCACAGGCGAAGACTCAGCGATTGAGCTGGCTCCAAGCGTTTGGTTATCGCTGATGTCCATACATGAGCACTGGGCTGACAGACCGCCCTACTGCGATGTCTGCGGAAGAGGCGACAAGCAGTCCAAGCGCATGATCCCACAGGGCAGGTTCGGGGTGGATGCACCACGTTCTTATCAAGTAATTCGAGACGACGCGAGGAAGCGATGAGCGAAGAGCAAAATCTGATCACCATCGACGGCAAGCAATACAACGCCGAGGAGTTCTCCCAAGAGATCAAAAGCAACTTGGTTGCGCTGCAAACGGGCGGACAAGGGATTCAAATCCTGCAAAGCCTGTTGGTGTTGGCGCAGCGCGGAAGTGAAGAGCTTCTGAGATCAACCAAGAAGCAGTTACCGCCGCCGGTACTAAGTGCTGAGGGAATATCTGATGGCGTTGTCGTCTCCGATGCAGTCGAAATCAAAAACCACTAAGGAAGAAGCATGGAAGCAAAACTTTTATCGATTCAGACCCATGATCCGATCATGGACATCACAAGACAGATTCTGAAAGCCAAGAAAAAGGCTGGTGAGTTTCCAGTCGTTGCACATCTTGTCGCCACGAAGATGCAAAAGGATCGCATCAAATACCACCTCAAAAAAGCTCAGTTCAAGGCGCGGCAGCATGACCTGGGTGGTGATCGGTGGGAGATCATTGTGTGAACCCCCGTCCTGCAATGTTCATCGGCATTGCGCGTTCTCCTCTCTCCTCCCCCGGTGCGAGCGCACGGGTTTGACCAGCCTCAAGGACAAAATTGGTCACCAAACAAAGGCAGCGCGGACCCCTTTAACCGCGTTAAACGCAAGCCTGACCCACTTGTTGCCGACAACGGGTCACTGTTATCCTCTCGGGGCGGTCAACGCTCCGATAACAAGGAGTGTATATGAGCAACGTAATGTTCTCAGAAGTCGCCGAGATGTACTTGGCGGAACCGTCGAAGAAGTATGGAAAGCCAAAGCCTGAAGTCGCCCACATTCGTGTTGGCGCGATGATGAGGGCTTGGAGAACGAAGCGAATCGATCAGATAGATAGAGGTCTGGTAGATCGGTTCTTCACTCCACTGGCTAAGTCAGAGATCACTGGAGCAACGTACAACACCTATGTGACTTACTATCGAGCGGTCATGAATTACGCCCGAGACGAGAAGCAGTTGGTTGACTTTGTTCCGGCGGTGAAACGCATGCGAGAGACTCAGAGGGTGACTTACTTGGAACCCTACGAGATCGACAAGCTCGTGAGCGTTCTTGATCCGTTACGGGGTGACATGGTGCGGTTCGCTGTATCCACTGGTCTCCGTAGGGCTAATGTTCAAGGTCTTCGACGTGAATGGATATCAAGAGACCGGCGGGTGATTAGGTTCCCTGCCGCAACGATGAAAAACAGTGCGCCACACGAGGTTCCTTTGATCGATGTGGCAAAGGAGATAGTGGAAAGGAACATAGAGATCGGGGATGAGCTGAAGGCGAAGTACCATTGGCTTGATGAAATCGACCATGTGTTTGTGCAGCAAGGACCACGCACTGCGTTAATTGGAAAACCTCTTACACAGGTGACCAATCTTTCGTGGCGCAAAGCCCTCAAGAAGGTAGGACTACCATCGGGTATCCGCTTTCACGATTGCCGACACACGTTTGCGACCTTGCATAAACGCGCCGGGACAGACGACCGATTGATCATGCATTTGGGTGGCTGGGACAGTTCCAAATCGATGGAGCGATACTCACACATCACGACGCCGGACGCTGAGAGAGCTGCACACAACCTTTCTCATATATGGAAGGGTTGAGGTCAACTGTTCTAAACCCGGTAGGGGTCAACCCCTGTAAGTCTTTGATTTGGTAGGACCAGGCGGATTCGAACCGCCGACCTCTACCATGTCAAGGTACGGTTCAACAAAATAAAGTGTCTATTAATCAATAACTTACGAGCGTTGACCGCGCTTTTATTGGTTGCAAACCGCATCTATTGGTGTCACCTACCAAAAATAGTGGTCGCCGATCCTGAATGCGACACACAGGAATATCGCGAATCCGAAGCCCATCATGAACAACATGTAAGCCTCGAAGATATCGCTCTTCATTTCATCAGCCAAGTGATCAAGACCGCCAACGTAAGCGGCACGAGGAACAGAAGAACAGCGATAACTGACAGCACCTCGCGGACATCCTTCCAGAACTTTTTCTTTTCGGCAGCCTGACGCGCCAGTTCTGCTTGTTTGGCTTTTCTAGCTTCAGCCATCGAAGCCATCGCCTCTTTGTACAAGTCCCCATGTCCGCTCATGGTGAAAAGATTGCGAATCTCGGTCATGGTTGCTTGGATCTCCTTTTTTGCCAACGCTGCCTTCACAGCATCAGCCTCTGACAGCTTACCCTCGTTTTGAGCGCGTTGAAGTTCTACTTCTGCACCACCAAGCGTCGATAAGAAAGATGAGATGCTTGAGATGTCATTGGTGGTCTGCGCCACCTGCTTGATAGCGGAAGTAGCGGCATTCACTCCCGCTACGATAGCGGCGATCTCACCGATCACAGGTCAGGTCTCTTGAACCTTCCGTGTGTGTGTCTTGTGCGGTATCCGCTGGAAGAAATTTCCAACACGCGGATCTTCCTGCGAACCTCTGGATACGAACTCCAGTTCTGGATGTCTTCTTCCGTTCTGCCACATCCTTTGCAGATGAGATCACCCCACTGACGCGCCGTACAGTTGCCTGTACAGGGCGAATCCGCGAGTGATGTCACCTCACCATTAAGATTCATTTGCGGCTCATCCACGCCGATACGCCCATGTAGGCTCCGATCACGCCTGCCATAGAGATATAGAACAGTCCCATCAAATCTGAGAGCGCCGAAACCCTGCTCTCGCTGATCGCTGGAGACATGATCAGGGCAGTAGATCCAATAATCGACGCCATTGCTCCAACAGCCATTCGACGCTGGGCTTCGCTTTTCTCTTCAGCCAATTCCAAGTCCAGCATAGTGCGTCCACGATCAATCTCTTCATCACTAACCACGCCATCATGGTCCAAGTCAAAATCTTCATATCGACTCCTGTCTTGCAATCGTTTCGTACTCATTCTGTAGACGCCCTCCACCGCTTGTTGTACTCGTCATACAACCGCTCTTCTTGCTCAGCGATACGCTCAATCGCTTCATACCTTTTCAGCGGATCAATAACGTCATTGTTCTCTAGCTTTTTCTTTTCGGATCTAAGTCGGCGCAACGCCTTCTCAATCTTCTGATCGAAAACGGCAAACTGAGGAATGTTGTAGCCACGTTCATCGATCACACCCCTCCTGCCCTCTCTCGTAGTCTGGGACTCAAATGACTTTTCGTGCTGCCGGAAAGCATCTCGGTTCTCGTAGAAGTCGATTCGATCTGAATACTCGCTAGGCAGAGGCATGAATGTTCGTAGTATCGGGAGGTCTGTACTCCTGAGGTCCGGCTCTTCAGAGATAAGCTTGGCAATCGTATCGGCGCTGTCATCGAAAAACCTGCCAACACCGCCAAACAAAAACTCAATGACGTGTTGCGCCCTATCAGGGCTAGCTGATACACCACCAGTAACATCTTCATTACCGCCCGTGACCTGATTGAGGAAGCGCGTAACAGCGGTGATGTATGTGCTTGTTCCTCGTTTCGTCGGCTCAGAGGGAGGTATATCAACCAAGAAACTGTTCTGCGGGATAGTGATGTCAGAGCCGAAGAAATTTATGTTACCGAGCTGTTCAGCAAACGCCTCGACAATGTCTGGTGTTAAACCAATGCCTTTCTGAACAGCCGCCTCGAGGAATCCTGCGTCATCCTTTGCGGCATGAAGCGACAGTGGATTGAAGTGGTGATCGACAGATGAGGTCAGGTCAACAGCAATCTCTTGGGGCGTCTTAACGCCCATCGCCAGCTCTGCACCGTAACGCCCGATGTTATCGAAGATGCCGTATCCATAAGGCATCGGTATCGCATACGCCTGCTGCGTCTCAGAGAACGGATTGATCAGGACCATTGAGGTCTTTAGCGCATATTCATTGAAGTCTGCGTACTTCAGCTCACCATCATCATCCTCGCCGCCGAAGTCCATGTTCATCAGGGTTCTTGCGAAGCCCCAAGCAACCATCGAGCCTGCGACCAACCTAGCCTTAGTGATCGTTTGCCCGTCATTCCCAGGTCTCAATATAGCCTTGGCGATGTTGACGTTGCCCTGTACAGCGGCGTTGAAGAACAAATACAGACTATCGATAGCTGAGCTGTACTCGCCTTTACGGTTGAAGTTAACGGTAAGATCTTTTGCTAGGGTTGCAGCATCTGCTCTTGCGGTCCCAGACTTACGGGCTTCCACATAGGTAGAGAGACGAACCGCGTTCTCCATCGTCTGGTTGTAGTCTTCCACCAAGTCGGTCATGTATCTGACTTTCTTACGGAGATCGCCCTGAGTTAGTACCTTCTCGAACCTTCTGCTCTGCTCGGCAAGACTCTTCGTCATCGAGAGACCAGTTGGCGCTCCATCTTCAACGTACTCTTTAACGTACTGGTCGTATTCTCGATCCCTGTCATTCGCTCCTTCTTTGCCTCTACGGTTACGCCAGAACGCTTTCAAGGAAGCTTTGTAGCCACCACTGATCTTCCCGATCAGCTCCTGCCCTTGGATACGACCACCCACCGTGTCCTGTTCGCTCAAAGCGAAAGCAAGACCGGTTTGGATATCACGCAGCGGGTTGACCAGTCCCCATGAAGGGTTGTAGTTGATCAACATGTTTCGGCGGAAGTTCTGGAACTTGGTCAGACCGGTCAGGACGGAGTTCATGAAGTCAACATTGTTGTTGAACATCCCAACGCCAGAACTCTGTAGCTGGCGATTAAGCTCTCTGTCCTTCACCTCTATGAAGAAGGTCTGACCGCCTCGCTTGACTTGTATGTACTTCAGCAGACCGTCGTCTTTACGGCGTTCGATCTTCATACGGGCAAGTGGCATAGACTCCGATGGGTTCTCTGGATCTTGCGGTCTGAACCTGTTGTTCCATACCTGCCAATTACTCTCTGATTCATTCTGCTGTAGGAGGGCGAGGAGGCGTTGGGCGATGGTATTTCTTTCCGCCCGAATAATTTTTTCTTCAGCGTCCTTGAATGACACCAGAAGAGGGTTAACCGGCAGAGTTATCCGCCCCTTCGCCTTGAAGGACTCAGATCCTTTAACGCTGAATCCAGCCGCGCCAACACCGCTTCGCATCTCCATACCCTCTGGGTAGCTCGCAAAGCCTTTGAGCGGAACATAGAACTGATAGGTATCTTCCCAGTCGGCTCGGGTTTCCTCGTCAAGGAGACCCTTATCCACCATGTTCTGACGCATATCATTCAGCATCGAATAAACGCGCTCAGCAACAGACTCGAGCACGTCAGTCCTACCCTCGCTTTCAGCGATATCCAGAACGGACTGGGCATCCGCGTTAGTCATACCAGACCCAGTCTCTTGGTATTTGAGCGGTGCCTCTTCAAGTTTTGCTAGCTTGCGCTCGAGAGCGCCGGTTGGCTCATCAGCGTCTGTGGCTTGCTCGATCTGGTTCTGAAGTGACTCTATCTGAGCGGATCTCTGCTCACGCTCTTTCCGGGCAATGACCGCGTTGCGCTCTGGGGCATGCTTAGCAAGCAGGTAAAGACCAACCTGATCCATCTCAAGACCGGCAGCTTTGATCTCCTCACCAATGGTTTCAACATACTCGACCTCGAAATCTTCGAGTTGCTTCTGGGCTTTTGAGTGCATCAGATTTTCGGCGTCATAAGCGCTAATCTCTGATGGCAGTCGATCCATACCTAAGCGGTTGGCTATCTCGTCCTCTACCTGCTTGAGGCGCTCGAGGCGATCTACGACCTTCTGGCGCACATTCTGAGTTTTGGTTTTGTATCGGTTAGCCAAGGAAACGTCAGCAGTAACGTCATCCAGAAGCTTGAAGGGAGCTATCTTTTTCTCTTCGTCGTCGTAGAGCATGAAGTCCACGGCACCATCAACCTCGTTGACATAACGACCCAGCGCCGATTTAGTGCCTTGAGAAACCTCGTATGCGTCTAGCCCCTCATCGAATATTGTGATCAGTAAGTCATCGATCCGGTCAAACCCCAAGTAGTCATCACGCTCGAGGGCGCGAATCAGGTTACGGGAGACTGGGGATAGAGACTCTAGATCGGTTTGATCTATCTCGAATACGAATTCAGGGAATCCTGCTTCGCTGATTTCATCAGCTAACTTGTTGCGGGTCTCCACGAATCGGGATGCCTGCGAGAATGCAGGGTCCATGATCGCATCAAAGTCGTCCGCCTCTTGGGCGATCTGAGCATCTAGCTCTCCCTGTCGGGAGCCATCGGTGTCGCTGTCTTGAACAACTTCTTCAAAACTGCGTTCGACTTCAGTCGCTTCTCTTTCGGCGTAAGACTCGAGGAGCTTGTCGAGGTTGTCTCGGTTGACGCCTTCGGCTTCATACCACGGGAATCCTTTGTCATATTCGCTTACCTTAAATCCTTTGGGCAGGATACCACTCTTCGCCTTCCTGATCTCTTTAATGAAATCCGCGAATCCGGTCTTGGTCAGGCGATAAACCTTACCGGTTGAGTCAGGGTACAAGAAGTACTGCTCGCCTTTAGGATCTCGCGCATAGATCGCTCCGTATCGGAGCATGTTCTGCTTACCCTCTGGAGCGCCCAAATACGCATAGGGAGATTCGTCTCCTCGAACATCATTAACAATGCCCTGCATCGTTGGATGGGCAACAACCTGACCTGAGTTTAGAACCCAGCTCTCCCAGTGATACCGCCCCACGGACGCCTCATCAGGTCTGCCGATAGCCGTGTACAGGTCTTGTATCCTGCTTGATAACGCCGCCTCTAAGGCTTCGTACCTAGCCAGTCCATGAAGTCCGTTGAAGTTATCGGCAATGTCATCGTAGATCAGTTTGCCGTAACGACCTGCATCCCACATGGTGTTCAACTGGATACGATCCAAGATCACCACGTCATCCCTGCCGGTCATTAACAACAAGAAAGAGAAAACCTTATTATCAATGCCGATGTTGTTCGCCATGCCTTGGAATTGGCGACGAACTTCCGCAGAAGATATTGATCTATCGGCAATCAGGTCATGCAATTTTTGCAGCTTCGTAACGCCGCTCTCATCCATCTCGGACATCTTTTGCAAGAACCGACCAAAATCGTTTGCATTGCTGGTCCCTGCTCGCCCGAAAGATCCAGCGGTAATCGCATCTGGAACAAACGCCTTCCAGTCGGCTACGTCTGAGTCGGTGAACTCGCCCATCAAAGCCTTATCTGCAAAGTCTTCAAAGGTACTTCTGTTTTGACCTTGCGCCGCGAACACCATGTCCACGAACCCTGCTTCTTGGGCGCTGGCAGTCAGCATTCGAGACATCATTCCCCACAGCATAAGCTTCGCCGTTACATCGGGAGTAACTACGCCCTGCTCGTATAGCTCGCCTAACTCTTTTGCTGTGTTTAGACCTGCACGAGCCGCCTCTAACTGCTCACCGCTAAGCTTGCTGTGAACGCTCGCCCACTCCTCGGGATTGTTGTACAGCTTGATTAGACCGTGAGGCGGTCTGAGGGTTTCATTGCTGCCGGTGAGATCTCTCTCGAATCTCAGCCATGATGCCGGTGAGTCTAGGGCGCTTTGATGGCGTGAAGATAATTCTCTTAGAGCAGGAAGTTGCTTGTCCGCATTCTTGGGACCAATGACCTTGGTGATCGCAGACTTGCCGCGAACCTTGCCTCTAGATTTTTGGTAAAGATACTGCTTCTCCTCGACTATCGCATCGAAGTCGTCAGCTACTTCAGAAAGCCGTCCAGACTCGTCCCCTGAAGGTTCTGTGAGCGCGTCTCCCAGTCCTTCACCGGCTTGTTGTCCTTGATCGCCTGCGCCGCCTGCGCTTCCAGCTCGTCCATCGTCAGGAACTTGTATGCCTCCGGGGCTGGTAGGTGCCCGAACTTCGCCTGATACGCCTGTACGTTGACCAGCTTGTTCGGTTTCTTGAATTGTCTGGTTTGCATTGCTGCCTCTATCCCTACGTTCTTGGATGATCTCCTCGACAGGGCGAGGGTCTCTCTGGATGTCGCGCATCAGTTTATACGCTTTCGGAGCTGCTTGCTGTAACAGCTCTGGATTCGATATGTATGTCGCACCTAGTTGCGCGAAGACTTCCCGCCTCATGGTCAAAGCCACGCTATCGAGGTCGCCCTTGCTCGAATCCTCCAAGGATTGCAGGTATGTGAACGGGTAGTTAAATACCTCACCCAGCTCGGTGCCTGAATCCCATTGGTCGAACAACTCCGATACAGCATCACCCATATTCAGCGTGAAAGCATCTTCGGAATCCCTGCTAACACGGAAGCTTAAACTGGGCAGGTACTCTGAGTACTTCTTCTTATCGTCTTGGGCATGCCACATCTCGTGCGCCAAGATCGTAATAAGCTTTCTTGCCTCAACATCGTTCGTTGCCGCTTCATTAAGAAAGTTTTCATTGAGACCGAGCGAACCCGTGTTGGTGAAGTTGATTGCTTTGACGCTCATAGGCGCAGACACAGCAGCAGGAGTGAAGCTGTACAGTCCGCTCATTTGATCTTGGATAACGTCTGCTGGCATACCTCTTTCAAAGATGTCTGCCATCGCACTCATAACCATCCTGATTTGAGGCGACTGATCGAGAACATCGTTGATTGAAGTATCGGGCGATACAAAGGTATTCAGTAATGGCTGTAACTCAGTCACTCTTCCGCCAACCGTCTTACCTCTAGGCGCTTGCCCCTTACCGCTCAACTGACGAATCATCTCGCCCAGGGTAGGAATCTTTTGAGTGATGATGGTGTCATCGTTTGCGGGTTGAGTGGATTCCCCGCCGATATTTTTGTTCAGCTCAGCTATACGACCAACTAAATCCTTGCCATCTCCCGAGCGATCAACAAATGTTTCACCGGCTACCCTAAAACGAGTGGCAGCAGGCTCTTGGGACGGAGCCATTCGATCAGGGGTGTTTGCTAAATCACCCGTGACAAACTGCTCGATATCCGCCGCCAAGCCTTCGTCTGGAACCACCATCGCGTCCATCTGATCGCCATCACCATCAAACTCTGCTTGGCGAATCTGTTTTAGCTTTGATATTGCTTCTTTTCGGTTTTCGCCTAGATACCCTTCAAGCTGTTCAGCATCAGCGTCGTACCAACTACTATTTTGTTCATCGTAGTAAATCGTTCTGACATCACCGTCTGGATATGTCAGGACGTACTCACCATTGAAATCGAAATCAGGATCGCGCTTGAGCTTTGGATCTGCATCCGGCTGGGATACTCGACGGCCCTGATTTGCCTCCGAGACCTCTGTCTCAGCCTGTGCTGGCGCTGATTGTGGTGCGGTTGATTCAGCATCTGTTATATCAGTATCGCCGTACTGGCTGTTCATCCATTCAATGGCTTTCTTCTTGCCCATGCTGGCTGGCAAATAGAACTCTTCCCCGTCCTCGAGGATTATCTGATAAGCCTTGCCGGTATTGACCTTTCCGGTCTTGGCGCTGATGTAATCAGTAGTAACAGTCTTGCGAATAGTGCCTTTGATCGGAGGATTCAGTACTGGTGCCTGCCTGATCGCAGCCAGCTCCGCTTGCATGCGCTGGAATCGTGGCGAGTCTTCGCCCTTACCAAAAGCTGAGACATCTTCCCTGAGAATGGCGTCTTGGATAACCGGACTCGTCAGGTCAGCATCTTGATACCTCTGGAAGCTTGGAATCCGGCGATAGTTTTCGCCGTATGCTCTCTTAAAGAGTTGCTCGTTCTCGGTTTCCGCAACGTCAGCCTCTGTCTGTGTAAACGCGGGGCGTCTGCCGGTCTGCTCCACTTGCCCACGAAGATCCTCAAGAGATTGATCTGTAGTTACAGTCTGATCTTCCGTCTCGATGGTTGTGGTTGCTGCTGGCTCATCCGGCGTTACGAACCGATACCGACCATCTCCAATTGATACAACCTGACCGCTCGCCGCCAGATCGGTTATTGCTTCAACAGTTGGGTTGTATCCAGCACGAATATCTTTCTGTATATCAGAGACGCTGAACTCACCGAATAGCTCGGCTGACATACGCGCACGGGTAGCTAGGTCCAGTTCTTCAGGCTGGACTATCTCAAGCTCTGGAGGTTGGGGTGCAGGAGCTGGTTCGTCTGCATCGTCTACCGCTGTGTACACGATCTTGCCGCCAGAGACTTCAGACTTGATCCTTCCCTGATCAATCAGAATGTCTAGGATCTCCTGCTGCTGCTCACCAGTTAGACCGTTGTCTTTCGCCAGCTCGTCGCGATTAACGCCAGCGGATATCTCTATGGTTTCAAGAGTGTCTGTCAGTCTTTGAGGATCTGCCGATGTTGGGTTTTCCGGCTCAATATCTAAAGGAGCTTCTGCCGCAGCGATAACTGCTTTTTTAGCCTCTAGCTGTCGCTGCTGTCTCTCTTCTTCATGCTTTACATCAAGGACCGGGGTGCCGTCTTCTGAATCAATAGACTTAAATCCGCCCATGGTAGAGCCGAGAGCGCCGCCAGCAATCGAACCCGCAGTCGCCGCATGCAAATAGCTTTGAACCGCCTCTTCGTTAAACAGATAGCCCGTGAACAAAGCCTGATCTTGCTCAGACAAATTCTCTTTAGCCCACATTACGGAGGCGCGACTAATAAACTCCTGCCCAGCCTCCGTTAGACCCTCTGCACCGGCAGACTTAAATCCCTCCTCGAGCATATTGCCGATACGCTTACGCCCAGCGTTCGTGAGAGCCTCGTCGGCAATGTATTCCTTTAGATCGGTCAATGCTTTTGGATTGTCCGGGAAAGCGCCTCGGACTGCCCTGAACGGCGCACCAACCCGGTCCAGTGCGCCCGAGAACAAGCCAGCGACCAATGCTGTACCCGGATCTTCCAGACCCGTTTCCTCGTAGATGCGAGCGAAACTCTCTCCGAAAGCCATCCCTGAAGAGGCTACGCCTGACCCCGTGGCAACCCCCATCTTTGCGTATTTATTGGCAACCTGCTCTTTGTATGCGTTGGTTATTTTGTTCTTAACAGTCTCATCAATTATCCCTCGGGCGGACTCTTCCATTTTCTCTTTGGCTATACGCTCAATTGCTTCTTTGCCAGCCGTCTTCGCTACAGTCTTCGCAACCGCACCGCCTATGCCGCCACCGACAGCCGTTGTAGCCAGCGATGGGATGGCATTGCCCAAGGTATAAAAGGCAAAGTTGCCGAAGTCAGAAAGACTATCGAAAGCGTCATCAAAGTTACTGATGGGAGCGTTCTGTGACGCCTCCTCCATCTGCTGACGGTAGTAGTCGAAGCCAGCCTGCTTCATTTCTTCATCACCGATACTAGAGCCGATACCAGCCTGCACAGCTCCAGCTAGGGCTTGCTGCTGATCTATGCCCGAAGAAAATCCAGCGGCTAGCTGATCAAATGGGGAAAATTCTGGACCCTCAGCTTCTTCGTCTTGAGCAGCCCTAGACCTTCCGCCTACTCGAGACAGCTCGTCTTCTTCAAGAGAACGGGTGTATCCATTTCTGATTTGCTCAAGAGAAACTAATGCCACTAGATGCCTGCCCCATAGCTATTGAGAACTTGGATAAGCATTTCTTCATCGCTTATGTCGCTACCGTCCGGGTTGCCAGAACTATCTACGCCTTGACCCTTCCCAATACCCTTCTTCAGGCGGGGCTGTCCGCCGTCTGCTTCAAACAAAAAAGCAATCCGGGAAACCATCTTCGCTTCACTTACGTCAGCGACCACGCCTTGCTTAAAGTTTGCAAAAACGTCCAGCTCCCCAATGGTTTGCGCCTTAACCATTCCCCGTCTAGTTTTGTTCTGACCCACATTTGTGCCAATCACAGACCCAGGCAATGGGAACTTAGCAAGCTCTATCACGTTCTCTTTCAGCCATGTATCTGCCTCTCTGCCCCACGTCGTTTGTTCTCGCTTACCCAGCAGGTTGTCTTTTACCCGAGCTTCTAAAACGCCGATGTTGTCTTTGTACATTGACTGCAAGGTCTCTCCGTCTTCTAGGAGAAACTGCATATCCAGCATTTGGTCTTGCCCGTTGGCATAGGCTTTCTCTACTAACGCCATCTTTGCGTTAACGCGCTCATCAAAGGTCTTCTGACCAGAGTCGCCCGGACCGCCAAATGCGTCTTGAATCAAAGCCCTGTCAACCATGTCAACGAATCTAGGATCTTGTCTAAGCGAGTTTGCCATGTAGGCATGTCCAGCCATCGCCGGAATCGCCTCATTTGCCATGTCGATCTCAACCGCAAGACCGTTTACGTCTCGCGCTTGGGTCAAGCTGGGGAAGTAAGGATGCAGATCGCCGTCAGGTGTTTGGGTCCATATCACCATGTCCCCAGACACGGCTGGCTGACCTTGCGAGCCTGCTCCAATATCAGCCGAATACAGACCAGACCCGACAACTGTCCGACCATCGGTCTTCAAGTAATCTGGAGCCTGAGGGAAGTTTTTTACGTCTCTGCCTATGTACGCAGCGCTATCTAGATCGAAAGCTCTTCCAAACGCATCCAGTTGGCTTCTATTAAGCTGATCAAACTGTCCTCGCGAAAGATTCGCAAACACATCACCGATGTGCCTCTGAGCATCCTGCTCGCTCTGGCTCATGATTCTTTTTACGTTAAAGGTCGTGGGGTTTTGAATGTTTTGCTGAACCAAAGCGGCGAACTCGTCCTGTGTTTCCTGATCCGGGAGACCTTCCATCTGGGAGATATCGAATAATCTAGATATTTCTAAACCGCCCTGAAGCCGCGCCTCCTCGCGGGTTGTCTTTGCAGTATTAATCGCTATCTGGTCTGTCTGAGCTTCTCTGTACAGCCTGTTTGCCTCTTGCTCCGGGGTCTCACCTCTATCGTTAAGGGAATCCACTGCCCTCTTCTCTACTGAAGCGGCAGTATTGGCTGTAGTACCTGCTGTCTGCGCTCTAAGCAGGGCTGTTTGAGAATTTAGTTCAGAGATATCATCCAAGCGTTTATTACGCAAAATATCGGCGTCTAGCCGCTCTCGCTTGAGACCACGATCTAAACGAGCGCCCTCGAGCGTTTCGTCTCGGTAAGCTTTTAGGTTATCGATTTGAGTTTGGTCTAGATCTCTTCGGCGCTTATCGTCATAGAACTTATTGACCGCACCAAAACCTGCTAACGCACCTTCTGCAAAACCTTGAAGAGCCATATATCACCTAGTCAAATAATTTATTTATGAGGTAGGCAACGCCTAATCCAATCGCTATTGGAGCTGCTACAGTTGCCAATGATCCTAGCGCCGAACTGGTTGCCCCTACTGTTGTCCCTCCGGTTGCTGCCGCAGTGCTTCCGGCTCCGGAGGCGGTCGTTGTAGTTGCTGCTGTACCAGTTTTTATGCCTGCATTGGCTAAGCCTTTAGCTACCGAAACGCCGCCGGGGGCGGAGCCGCTAAGACCGACAGAGCCTAGCGCCTCAGCAGCCGGAACAATCGTATTGCTTACCGGAGCCGTGATTGATGCGCCTCCAAGGGTTTGTCCCACCGGCGCAAGTACTCCCGATGCAGTGTTGGCTGCTCCCAGCCCCTTCATGCCGTACATAGCCCCTATGCCAGCACCTGCACCAAGGGTGTTCATCTCTTGAGCTTTCTGAGCCGCGTCTATTTGAGCGGAGATTTGATTCTCTCTCGCTTCCAGCTCGGCATCCTTAGCAAAACCTGCGCTGGCAAGACGCCTCAGACCTTGTCCTCTTGCAATTATGCTCATGCCATAGACCCTCTTGCCCTTTGAGAAACGGTTCCGCCAACTCCAGTAAGAAGCTGCATACGACGGTCTGAGTCCCTAAGTCTCGTGTCGTTCAGACCGCCCACAAGAGCGCCTACCGTGTCGTTCCCATTCCCGATAGCACTGTTTCCGTACAGCCCTAAACGCTCCATAGATCGGTTCTGCTGACCTTGTACATTCATTCCAGCACCTAGCACCGCTTGCCGAGTTCTATCGAGATCTCCTGCTAGAGACGTAGTCCCTGTGGGAGTCAGTCTTGATACCAAGTCTTGTTCTATCGGAGCGAAACGGTTCATGTAATCCTGCGTCTGCGCCCTAACAAGGTCGGCGTAAAGCTTGTCAGCAGGGTTTTCGTCTGGAGCCAAGTTGCCGTAACGCTGGGGGTTTATGGATGCATATGGATTGCCGCCGTACCCATAAAATTGACCAACCTGATTTGCGTTCTCAGGACTTAGCGCTGCCATGTAAGACTGAAAATCCATTAGGTATACCTTCCGTTATTGAGACCGTATCCAGCTCCCATACCAACCGCTGTCCCCGCTAAGTTTTGCAGGCTGGTTGATCTCGAGAAGTCCGACTTGGCTTGATCCGTTATGCGAGAAGATGCTGCGTCAGCTAGATCCATTTGCCCTTGGAATGCATCTGTCTGCTGACCCTGACCCATTTTGACTACGTTCTGGAGACCGGCGAACCCCATGTCCGTGTTAGATATTCCACGGTCAGCCCCAGCTAAGCCCATTCCTCGCGCCTGCGCTGATCGCAACGACTCGGATTCTGATTGGAAGGCTCCCGAGCCGGGGTCAAACCCCCTATTGAATGCCTCTGAGCGCATATCGCCAATCGCCGGTTCGTATTGTGCTGAAGCCTGTTGCATTCCAGCGGCAACGGCGCGGTCATAGTTATTGTCGCTAAACTGATTCTGAACAGACGAGATGTAGTCATTTTCTGCGTTGTAGAAATACTGACCGTACTGATTAAGGTAAGTAGCCGCTTGCTCCGCCATCGCGATTCTTACCGCAGTTTCTTCCGGCTTATCGCCACCGCCTCCACACATATCAAACCTCTTTCTTCATTACCGATCCGACTTCTCTGTAACCGATACGCTTGATCAACTGCTCGTATCCCGGTCCAGCGATACCAGATGTGATACCGATACAAATCTCATGAGCGCCTTTATCGACAGCCCATGCCTCGAAATCTTTCAACATCTTGATGGTGGGTTTGATTATTCCCGCTCGTTTTTGCGGGAGGAAAACCATCA